AATTAACTTGCAACACCATCTTACACGAACTTATTCATGTCATAGCAGAGCATTACCACTGGAATTTATCAGCTAAAGCAGAAGAACTTATATGCGAAACTACAGGCAACGCACTATCAGATGTATTTAATCAAAATCCTGATCTTATAAATTATCTTGCAAAAAGTTTTAAAAAGTAGTAGGCAATAAATAACGATCACATATCGGTAAATTATGGAACTAAAAACTAGAAAAGTATCTGACCTTATACCCTACATCAATAATAGTAGGACACATTCCGAAGAACAAATCATGCAAATCATGTCCAGTATTAAAGAATTTGGATTTACGAACCCTATTCTATTGGAAGAAGAAAACGGAATTATAGCTGGGCATGGTAGATTATTGGCTGTTAAGAAAATGGGCTGGGAAGAAGTTCCTTGCGTAACCATTAAAGGATTAACCAAGACACAAATTAAGGCATTAAATATAGCTGACAATCAAATAGCTTTAAATGCTGGGTGGGATTTAGAAAAACTTAAATTAGAGATTAAAGGATTGGACGAGGATAGCTTTAATTTAGACACATTAGGATTTAGTAAAAGTCAGATAGATGATTTCTTATTTGAAGAAGTGATTGGATTAACTGATGAAGATGAAGTTCTTGAAGTAGTAGAACCAAAGTCTAAACTAGGAGATATATTTATATTAGGTAATCATAGACTTATGTGTGGGGATAGCTTGGATGCAGATCAGGTAAAAACATTTTTAAATGAAAAAAAAATAAGACTATTATTTACTGATCCACCATATGAATTAATCACTAAGGGTGGTGGTATTTTAAAAAAGAGCAATTCCATGAAACAAATTAAAGACAATAATGTAGATTCTTTTAACCCCAAAAACCTATCAATTTATTGCGATACGAACATTTATTTTCACAACAAACCACTAATTAAGCTATATATAGAATTGGCAGAAGCAAACAATTTAACATATGATTTATGTTTCTATAAAAAAATTAATGTTGTACCAAACTATGGTGGTCACATGATGACAGATGTTGAGTATATAGCCATCATCGGTAAACAAAACCCTAATAAAGGATTTGAAAAAGACTTATACTCTAAAAGTTTTATTGGAAAAAAAGACGCAACAAATAAATTAAGCTATTCAAAACCAGTAGAATTATGCTCTAAGTATATTAAGCTATATGCAGACAAGTATGTTTTGGATTTATTTGGTGGTAGCGGTTCAACATTAATAGCTTGTGAAAAATTAAACAAAATTTGTTTTATAATGGAACTAGACACCAAGTATGTAGATACAATTATTCAGAGATGGCAAAACTTTACAGGAAAAGAAGCAACACATGAGCAATCAGGAAAAAGATACAACCAACTCTAAAGGCAGACCTAAAAAAGAACTTGATAAGGAACAAGTTTATAAATTGGCTCTTATGCATTGTAATATGCAAGAGATGTCAGACTTCTTTGGAGTAGATGTAAAGACTCTACGGGTTAATTACTCCCAAGAAATACTAAAAGGTAAAGCAGAGGGAAAAATAAGACTTAGGAAGAAACAGTTTCAAGTAGCTGAGAACGGCAACTGTTCAATGTTAATTTGGCTAGGTAAGCAAGTATTAGGACAATCAGACCAGCAAACAGGAGATGATAATACTCCATTACCATTATCAGATATATTGTGATTAAGTATTTTTTATTCTTACACATAATGATTGCTAATCCTGAAGGACAAGTTCCTAAGGTGCATGACTTTTGGTTTCAAGACCCTGAACTAAGATATTATAAAACAGAAAAAGATTGTCAAAGTAGTGCTAATGAAATATTGAAGTGGGCTAGGCAATCTATGGAAGATAAAGAATTAACAGTTATAGACACTTGGTTTGAGTGTATAGAGGTAGTTAAAAGTGAACAGATATAATCTTCTTAATGTTATCTGAACCACAAAAACAAGTATGCTTATCTAATAAAAGATTCAGAGTCCTAGTTACAGGAAGAAGATTTGGAAAGACACATTTGTGCCTTACTGAGATACTTAGAAAAGCTAGGTTTGCAGACAACGGAAAAATATTCTATGTGAGTCCTACCTACCGAATGAGTAAGGAGATAATGTGGAAGCAACTCAAGAAGAAGGTCAAAGAATTAAGGTGGGTTAAATATATTAACGAAACAGAACTAACAGTAATCTTAGTTAATAATTGTCAGATTAGTTTAAAGGGTGCAGACAAATCAGCAGATAATCTTAGGGGTGTTGGTCTAAACTTTTTAGTGATTGATGAATTTTCTGATGTACCCGAAGAAGCATGGAGTGAAGTTCTAAGACCTACCATATCTGATAAGCATGTTAATGGAGAAGTATTATTTGTAGGTACTCCTAAAGGGGTAGGTAATTGGTCATTTGATATGTACCAAAAAGGTAAGTCCGAAGACCCTGAGTGGGAGTCATGGAAGTTTACCACTATAGAGGGTGGTCAAGTAGAAGCACATGAGATTGAACAAGCTAAGAAAGATTTAGATGAAAGAAGTTTTAAACAAGAATATCTAGCCTCATTTGAAACATATTCAGGAGTTGTTTATTATAACTTTAACAGAGAATTAAATGTCAAACCATGTACCTATGACCCACAAGCAATTATTCATGTTGGATTAGACTTTAATATTGACCCAATGTCAGCTTGTTTATTTCATTTAAAGAATGGTGTGGCTGAGTTCTTTGATGAGATCGTTATTTATTCTAGTAATACAGATGAGTTTATTGACGAACTACTAAGTAGATATCCTAAGAATAATATTATTATATATCCTGATCCAGCCAGTAGGCAAAGAAAAACTTCTGCGGGTGGTAGAACTGATTTAACTATATTGACCAATGCTGGTTTTAATGTTAAGTGTAAAAATACTCATGCTTTAGTTAGAGATAGGATTAACTCTGTGAATTCAAGATTAAATAGTTTTGATGGTAAAAGAAAAATATTTATTAATCCTTCTTGCAAAAACCTTATTAATTCGTTAATGAAACAGATGTACAAAGAAGGAACAAACCAACCTGAGAAAAGTGGGTACGACCATATGAGTGATGCATTAGGCTACGGAATAGAATACATCTTTCCAATTACTTCAAATCTACCACCCTCACAACCAAAGAGATTTAGCTAATGGCATATACAAGAGACGAGATTTTAAGAGAAAACGATTTATACAGTTCCTTTTCAACAAGATGGGAATACTACATCAGAAGTTATTTGGGTGGAGAAGAATACAAAGAAGGCAAATATTTACAGTCCTACCAATTAGAAATACCAAACGAATATGAGAGAAGATTAGAATATACTCCATTAGATAATCATTGTCGTAATGTAGTTAGTATTTACTCATCATTTTTATTTAGAATTAAACCAGTCAGAGAATTAGGTAGCTTAGAGGACGATCAAACTATTCCTATGTTCTTAGATGATGCTGACTTAGAAGGTAGAAGCTATGATTCATTACTAAGAGAGATGCAAACTTATGCTTCTGTTTATGGACATTGTTGGTTAATTATTGATAAGCCAAACTCTAATGCAAGAACAAGAGCAGAAGAATTACAACAAGAGATTAGACCTTATATCAATATTTATACTCCTGAGAATATTATTGATTGGAATTACTCAAGAGCAAGTTCAGGTAAATATTATTTAGATTATTTAAAAGTTAGAGAGCATAAGGACAGTCAAAAGTCTGTATTTAAGATTTGGTATTTAGACAGAATAGATACAGTTGAACTATCTAATACTGGAGTCAAAGCACCTAAACTTATAGACTCAGTTCCTAACTCGCTTAATAAAATTCCAGCAGTAACTTTATATAATCAAAGAAGTCCTATGAGAGCAGTAGGTGTATCTGACTTAACGGATATAGCTGACTTACAAAGAGCAATCTATAATGAGTTATCTGAAGTAGAACAATTAATCAGATTGGCAAACCACCCTTCCTTAGTTAAGACTAGAGATGTTGATGCGTCTGCTGGTGCTGGTGCAATTATTGAGATGACAGACAATCTTGACCCAGCTTTAAAACCTTATTTGTTACAACCATCAGGACAGAACTTACAACAAGTGTTACAAACGATTGATAGTAAGATTGATGCTATAAACAGACTATCTCATGTGGGTGCAGTTAGAAGCACAAGTGAGAGAGTAGTATCAGGTGTAGCACTTAGAACTGAATTCCAATTACTTAATGCAAGACTAGCAGAGAAAGCTAGTTTAATGCAATTAGCAGAAGAGCAGATTTGGAGATTGTACGCATTGTGGCAAGATAAAGTATTTGATGGCAAAATTATGTATCCTGAGTCTTTTGACCTTAGAGATTGGGCAACTGATTTAGAAGTATTACAACAAGCTAAAGCAAGTCAAATTAAGTCTGATACTTTTACTAAAGAACTAGATAAACAAATAGCTAGAACAGTAATTGAAGATGATGACACATTAACTAAAATTGATGAAGAGATAGATCAAACAACTACAAGGCTTGGCGAGTTTCCACAGAAACCTATAGAAACTCCAACAGTTTAATATGGCTAAAGACCTACTGGAAAAGTTAGGAGATTATAGGCAAGTTAGAGTTACTGATTTGTCTGATACTCAAGTTATAAGATTACAAAATTCTTTACAGGAATTAGAGAACTTAGTCATAGCTGAAGCAAGTAAGATTGACCCTAAAAGAGGTAGTTTAAAATTAAGAACTACAATGGCTTTACAACTTAGACCTAAACTTAAACAACTTATTGAACAAACTTATTTAACTGCTGTTCAAAGTAACATAGCTGAATATGATAAGTCTGCTAGTTGGTTATTAGCTACCTTCAAAGAATACCCAATACCAGCAGAGTTTAAAGAGATTACTGAATTAGATTTAACTACTATCCAACAATTAAAACGAGGTGCGTATTTACCCTTTGAAGATTTAGGTAATGAATTTGCAAATGAGTTAGCACAAGAAGTTTATAATAGTACTCTTACTGGAACACCTACCGATCAGATGGTTAATAATTTAAGAGGTAAAATAAATGGTATATATCAAGCATCAGATAATGAAGAAGCAGAAGAGTTAGTGGACTTTATTGCTAATAATCCTGATAAAGCAGAAGATGTTAAGACAGCTACAGAACGATTGCAAACTATTTATGGTAGAGATAGATTGGGTAATAACTTTAGAAGATATGCAACACAATTAGTACAAGATTCATTAATGGGTTTTGATGGACAATTTGCTAAGTATAGAGCAGACGAACTAGGATTAACTTCTTACAAATACACAGGAACTATTATAAGAGATAGCAGACCCTTTTGTAGAGCAAATGTTAATAGAGTTTTTACAGAAGAAGAAATAAGAAATACTTGGAGTGGCACAGTGTGGAAGGGTAAAGCACAAGGCGACCCATTTATTGTCAGAGGTGGTTATAATTGCCGACACCACTGGCAACCTACCAATCCTGATTGGGTAGATTCAGAAGGAAACTACAAATTAGATTGACAAACTCGGTAATTAAAATTAAGGAGTAAACATGGACGAGAATAAGAACTCGGTAGAGCAAACACAAGCTACTGAAACAAATGTGGAAACAAAACCTGAAGTTTCTAAGGAGACTGAAAGTAAAGTTGAATCTAAAGTTGAATCTAAAGCATTTACTGAAGATCAAGTAGAAGCAATAGTTCAAAGAAGATTAGACAGATATAAAAAGAATGTATCTACTAAACTTGATGGACTAGATATAGATGAAGCTAAAAAACTTTTAGAAGAAAAGAAACAGAAGGAACAAGAACTCGCTTTACAAAGAGGCGAATTTGATAAGGTGTTGAAAGATACTGTATCAAAGAAGGATACTAAAATATCTGCTTTGGAATCTGAGTTACAGAAGATTAGAATTGACGAAACATTAGTTAATACTGCTTCTCAGCTTAAAGCGATTAATCCTAATGAAGTGAAAGCTTTATTAAGAAATTCTTTAAAGTTAAATGACTCAGGTAGTGTTGAGGTAGTTTCTGAAACAGGAACTCCAAGATACAATGAAAAAGGCGATATAATGAGTGTAAACGAATTAGTTGCTGAGTATCTAAACAACAATCCACATCATGTGGTTGCTACCCCAAGTGGTAGTGGTTCACAAAGTGGGATTGGTGGCAATACACTCAAGCCTTTTAATATAAAAGATTTGGATTTGAATAAAGCAGAAGATCGTAAGGTTTATGCAGAACACAAAAGACAAAGAGAGAGTGGTGGGTTGAAGGCAAATTTAATAATTAACAACTAACCATAAGGAAATATAATAACATGTCAGACGAAACAACCAGTTCTACACTAGCAGAACTATACACAAACGTAATACAAGAAGCTATCTTCAATTTTCAAGAAACTTCAGTAATGCGTCCGCTAGTAACAACATACAATATAACAGGACAAGGTAAAACTGTTCAAGTTCCAGTATATCCATCTATCTCTGCTTCAGCAGTTGCAGAAGGAACTGATCTTACCAATACAGCAATTAACCCTACAGAAACTTCAATTACAGCGAGTGAGATCGGTGTGATGACTACACTTACAGATTTGGGGAGAGACTCTGCTCAAAGAAATGTAGCTTCTGATATTGGTAAATTATTTGGAGATGGTTTAGCTAAAAAAGTTGATTCTGATTTAGCGGCTTTATTCAGTTCATTTACTGCGGCACTTGGTGCGGCGGCAACTGAATTAACTCCTGAACTTTTATTCCAAGCACAAGCAACTTTAAGAGCATTGAATGTACCAGCACCTTATTATGGTGTGTTCAACCCTAAAGCTGTTTTCAACTTGAAGAAAGTTTTAACTAATGCTGGATATAGCACAGGTTCAAATGCAGTTTCTGATAAAGGAAACCAAGCATTGAATGATGGCTTCGTTGGAAGAATAGCTGGAATTGATGTATTTGAAAATGCAAACATAGCTATTGATGCAGATGATGATTCAGTTGGTGCAGTATTCCACCCAGCATCAATCGGTCTAGCAATGAAATCTGACTTAAAAATTGAAACACAAAGAGATGCTTCAATTAGAGGAACAGAGATCGTAGCTTCTATGACAGTCGGTTCAGCGATTGTTAAGAATGACTTTGGTGTTAAAATCACTGTAGACTCTGCATTTTAATTAATGCTAATAATGGTGGGGAGTAAAATCCCCACCTTTTAATAAGGAATTCAAATGGCAAATTTTAGTACAGACACAGATTTACAATTTTACCAACCTGATATTTTAGAGTTTGGTATTACAAGTTTTACTTCTCCTAACGACTACCACGCACAAGCAAGAGAAGATATTGAAAGAGATTTAAGAGATAAATGGTGGGGTATCTATCAGAATAACATCACAAGAGATATTGCACACTTAGGTTCTATTGAGATGGACGGAACATTATTAACAGACGCACAATGGAAAAGATGTTCTGTATTTAAAGTTATAGGATTCTATGCAACTCCACAATTAACTAAGTTTAATAGTGATGCTAATAAGGATAGATTTCAAGTAATGTTAGACTACTACCAACAAGCATATCATGCTGAGTTTGGTGCAGTATTAAGAGATGGTGTTGAGTATGATGATAATAATGATGGCACTGTAACTACTGCTGAGAAAGAACCTTACGAAAGACTAAGACTTATCCGATGAAGATTAAAGCCAAGATTGATGATCGTAGATTAAGAAAAAAACTAGATCAGCAAATAAGAGATAATCCTAGACAAATACAGAAAGCTTTAGGCAGAACTGCTGAATTCTTAATGGGTTTAATTAAACAAAGAACTCAAAAAGGTAAAGACGCAGATGGTAGAAGATTTAAGCCTTACACACCTGAGTATAAATCATTTAGGCGAAAAAAAGGCAGACAAGCAAACTTCCCTGACCTTAATTTTAGTGGAAATATGCTATCTAATATGACACAAAAATCCACTTCTACAAATGCTACATTATTTTTTGCTAGTAAAGCACAATCACTTAAAGCTTTAGGAAATCAAAAGAAAAGAACTTTTTTTGCTGTTGGTAATAAAGAAAGCAAGACTTTAATAAATTTCTTTGCTAAAGAGTTTAAAAAGGTATCTAAACTAATATGAGTGTAAGAGAAAGCATAGCTGGAAATATAATAACTGTATTAAGTGCAGTATCATCTCCTATTACTTTAAAGAAAGTAACTAGAGAACCTTTTGATGTAGATGAGTTATCTGAACAACAATACCCAGCAGTATTTGTTCAATCAGGAAACGAAGCAAGATCAGACGAAACAATGACCTCATCAAGTGTTACAAGGCAAGGTATAGCAGACTTTGTTATTGTAGGATTTGTTAAGGGAACAGACACAAATATTGACACAAAAAGAAATCAACTAATTTCAACGATTGAAACAGCACTAGAATCTGATAGAACACGAGGTGGGTTTGCAAAAATTACTCAAGTCGTGGAAGTTTCTACAGACGAAGGTACTTTATTCCCAATCGGTGGAATACGAGTAGTAGTAAGGGTCATGTACACTTACACTGCTGGTACACCTTAACAACTAACAACGGAGAACAAACATGGCAACTCACACAGGAAGTGAAGGAACTATCAAGGTTGGCTCAGATACTTTGGGCGAACTAAGATCATTTTCTTTAGAAACTACTGCTGAAACTATTGAAGATACTTCAATGGGAGATTCAAGCAGAACATACAAAGTTGGACTGAAAGCATTTTCTGGTACAGCTTCTGTATTTTGGGACGAAGCAGACACAGGACAAGTAGCTTTAGTAGTTGGTACTGAAGTAACCCTAAATCTATATCCTGAAGGTGCAACCACTGGAGATAAATACTTCACAGGTAGTGCAATTTTAATTGGTAAAACTGTTAGTTCATCTTTTGATGGCATGGTTGAGTCAGAAATTTCATTTACTGGAACTGGTGCATTAACAGAAGCAACAGCAACTTAATAGATAAGGAGAAGGTAAGAACATGAGTGTAATAGATAGAGTTAAAGAACATTTTGAATCACAAGGGGTTAAGAAAATTAATGTTGCCGAGTGGGGCGAGGAAGGACAACCTTTAGTGATTTATTGCAGTCCATTTACATTGGGCGAAAAAAGAAATCTATTTAAAGGTGCTAAGTCAGATGATTTAGGAGTTTTAGTAGATGCTATAATGTTAAAAGCTAGAGATAAAGATGGAAATAAAATCTTTAAACTAGACGATAAACATACTTTGCTTAACAAAGCTGACCCTGATGTTATTGCTAATGTAGCAACAGAAATGTTAAACACAACTTCATTAGAGGAAGCCGAAAAAAAGTAAGATACGATCAAGAGTTGTTTTCCATACTTACTCTTGGGGAAAGATTAAAAAAAAGTATGGAAGAAGTGTTGGCTATGACAGAAGAAGAATTCTTTTACTGGATAGCTTATTTTAAAGTGAAGGCAGACAAGGAAAAGTTA